CTTCTGGTTGTTGCTCAACGATTGCTGTTATACCTTTTTCTTTTAGTAGCTTGACTGATTCTTCAAGATCTGTTCTTTTTCCTTGTAGAGGGAGCTTTCCTTTCTCAATTGCGATGTCTCCGTCTTTCATACAGTATCTCGCAGCTTGTATGTTTGATCCTTTCTGAGCTTCTATGTGAGCTGATGGAAGGATATCTTTTAGTTGTTTGAATGTTTTAGCATTCTTAAATAAGACATATCCTTGTAGGTGAGGAGTTTCTTCCTTCTTTCCTACTTCTTTTCCAGCAACAAGATACTCGCACTGTAAGTCTCTAAGGAACAGTATGTGCTGGGGAGTATAGTTGTTAACTGTAAAGACCCATCCTCTTGATCGAGTGTTGGGAGGTTCAGGAGCAGCCATTGTGTCTGTCGATCCTGAAATAATGAAATTCCGCTCGGCCGCGATCCCAAATAAGACATCCCATAAACTGTGTTAGGGCCGCAATATTTAAATTAAATAAATCCGCAACTCGGAGTAAAGCTTATTTAGGAATAACTCCGTCAATCTAATGTTTTTAGGGTTGGGGCTAACTAATGTGTCAGTCAAACTAATATATGATACTACAGCTAGAGCTTAGAATGAAATCTACCGACTGCCAGGGGCCCCCCGGGTAGGGGGGTGTGGCAGTCGGCACAAGCTAAAGTCATCCACCAAGCTATAGTCATCCATCCAGCTATAGTCACCCACCAAACACAGTAGTGGACAGCTAGTATTACCTGTCCACTTCTGTGTCACTTCTGTGTTTCGTAGTTATATTATGGGTCACTTCTGTGTTTCTTATCTAAATTATGGGACATCATTTTAAATGGCATACTTTCGTCGTCGCCGGTTATTTCGGACACGTCCTCGTCGTAGCTACTCAGTATATCGTCGTCGTAGATTTCTACGTTTCAAGGCTGCTCCCAAGAAAAGAGGTTGGTTTAGGGGAGCACGTAGAATTAGTCGTTTCAATAGTAGAAGGATGAGATTGTTGAGACAAATAGGTACAGAACGTATGTATAATGATGCTAGAGGGGATCTTACATTTACTCTACTACCTATTTTGCCAGGTCATGTTAATGAGCAGACATATGCAACATATTTGTCATTTCCTCAATTTGATACTTCTCTTCAGACAACTTTGGGAAAGAGTGTTATCAGTTTATATCAAAGTCTTCGTCTTGACTTTAGATTTTCTTATTCTGAAGGGATTAGACATTTTGATTTTGCTCGTGTTATTATTATTAGGAAGAAGTTATTAGCACCTGGTGAACTTTCTAATCCTCTTAATGATCCTACATCACCTTTGTATGAATTATCTGCTTGTATGGAACACTATAAAGTAGGAGGAACTAATAACTGGAAAATTGAATATGATAAAGTGTATCGTATATCTTCTGTTATTGCTTTTCCTCTAATCAATCTAACATTTGGTAAACTTCGACAAATTGACTTTGCTCGTACTCCTTCTGAATCTAATCCTCTTTCAATTATCAAGAATAAGTACTTTGTGGTTGTCTACTTAGAGTATGATACATCAACACCTACTGCTCCTTCACCTGCTCGTTATGATTATAGAATGCAGTTTTCAAATATTGGAGGTGAAGTTATTTCTTAAAATTTTATTCAGAACATTAAAAAAATAAAGCACTAACAAAAATTAAAGGTCTTCTAGGTCCATTTGGCTTTCTGGTATTGGTTGTGAGTCTGGAATTGACTCTGGTATAGGAAATTGGATGATCTCTGTGATTCTTCTTAGTACTTGTGCTAGGCTTTCTGGTACTAGGCTGAAGAAGTCTCTTGGTTGAACTGGGCAAGTGATTATGACTGTTTCTGGGTTCCATATTGTGTAACCTCCTTTGATTGGTACTGTGACAATGTAACAGTCGAGTAGAGTTAGCCAGTTCTGGTATTTGATGTCATCTGGTCTTACATCGTCGAAAATAGCTACTTGTTGTCCGTAGTATCCGTCGAACCAGTAGTCCTTCTTTCCGTAGAGCCATTTTGTCTTGTCATTTGAGTAGTCGACTGCCCATCTTGTTTTTCCAGTTCCTGTGGGACCCCAGAGCCAGTAGACTTTTCTGTCTTGATGTTGTAGAACTCTTGCTTGTTTGTATTGGAAGTCTAGATCTCGTAGTCCTTTGCCAAATTTGATGTAAGCTTCTGGTTGTTGCTCAACGATTGCTGTTATACCTTTTTCTTTTAGTAGCTTGACTGATTCTTCAAGATCTGTTCTTTTTCCTTGTAGAGGGAGCTTTCCTTTCTCAATTGCGATGTCTCC